CTACAATCGACCTCGCAATGTCTGTAATTAGGTTGTATAAGGTTTGTTTATCGTTAACCTTTATATCATTAAATTCTTTTATACCATAACCGGACACAAACTGCGTCATTAAGTTAGATGCGGTATGGCAAGTTACAGAATTACGGGTAAGGTAATTGGTAAGTAATGGGTTTAGGTCATCTGTATATTGATATACGCCTACCTGCTTGACGAAGGTAGGCATAAATCTTTTGACAATCTCTTTTACAGAACTTTTAAAGTTCATATATTTAATTTAAGAAGATTAGTGTTTATTCATTGTCTTTTAGCGCCTGCTCTATTGTGGCTATGCGCTCTGCTCCTGCTCCAAGAACAGTCTTTGCTTTTTCACCGTCTAAAAGTGTTTTAACTTTTTCAACAGTTAGCGCCTGCTCTATTGTGGCTATGCGCTCGGCAACTGTTGGTTTTGCCGGTTTAGGTTCTTCTTTCGGAACTGCTGCAAAAAGTGTCTTCCAATTAGGGTGAACTTTCTGCAATTCTTTAACGACTTTAATGTCTGTAAATCCGTCTGTTTCATTTCTGTATAATTTTCCTTTGTACCAAAATCCATTATACATCGGCTTTAATTTGTAGCCACTATTTTCTTTTGCCATTTTTTTAGTTTTTAAATGATTGATTAATAACTGATATTTGTCATAAAATCTACGTTTACAATTAACGTCTATTTTTTCACCAAATATATTAAGATAATCGGTGCGAAATTCAGCCCATAATTGAGCGTCATTCCGCATCCGGTTAACTTCTATGTCTTTCCAGTTACGCATTATGAATGGAATTTGTTGTCAAATGCACCTTTGGTTGTGTCGTAGTCTGTGTGTAGCAGACTTAATGCTGGGTATCTTTCTAGTTCTCCTTCCGGTGTGGTCATTTCAAAAATTTCCATACCGTTATTTTCGGCACTTCCGTAAGTGTGAGTACTGCCTGTGATGCCGTTGTCTTTTCCTATCATCAAGAATGCGCTCGCTTTGTTCTCACCTTTCCATTTTCTCTCAACAACAAATACATATCTTTCCTCATTCAGTAATGAATATAATGCATATCTGTTAGCTGCTGTTGGATTGGCAAGTACACCGGCAATCTTGTGTTGGTAACCACTTCCAATATCATCGGTTTGTTTTTCAAAGTTCAGGTTATTGCTAACTTTGAATCCTTGAATTTTGTATCCGGTTTTTCCGGTTTTCAAAGCTAAATTAGTAACCAACATTTTATTGGTTGCATCAAAAGTCGTTGCCGACCAGTCGATGTCATCCCATAAGATAGCTACCATATCAACTTCAAGACCGGCTTTTGGTCTTAAATCACAAGATTTTAAAATGTCTTGGTTGAGCTTGTTGTCTAAGCATATATCTGCCATAATTATATAATTTTAAGTTAAAATTTAAAGCGGTTATCATACCGGTAACCGCTAATTAAATATGTTAATATGCTACGCTTATCATATAGCTTTCTATCACTTTTGCATCTAACGTGTAGCCGTAGTCTGTATAGACTTTATTATCACCTACATCATAGGCATTACGTAAGTTTTGCAAATCTTCAACACTTAATGTTCCAAGTGGCATATTTTCTTTGGTTGTGAAAATAGCACGGTTTGGACGGAAGTACTTGGTTCCGTCATTTTGATACTCCTTGATGATTTCCGCCCAGTCAACCATATTAACGACTGTTTTTCCCAAGTAAGTCACCGCTTGACGACCGCCAATAATAGAGCTTGTGATTCCACCGGCACCCTCAATGGTTGCCAATTTCTTTTGGTATCCCCAAAATACGTCAGGTGTGGCATAGATAAATGCGTTAGTGTCAGCCTTTAGCCTTTCGTCTGAATTGTCAAACGCACCCTCCACAATAGCATAAGCATCGTCTGCTGTAATTTTTTGTGCGGCATAGTTTGCTCCGTTGTTTTTCGCAACAGAGAATACAGGAATAGCGGCATCTCCAAAAATTTGCTTCCAAAATCCTTCAATTTGATTAAAGACGGTTAAGTCCGTGCCGTTTGTGAAGTTTCCGCCATTTGCAAATGTGGCAGCAGCGGTGTCGCTAAAATAAGCCTTTGCAATAATACTTCTTTCCATATGGTCAAGCAATAAAGCCGTGACCATTTGCATCACTTCATCAGGGATTGATTCAAAGAAATCAGGGTAAATGTTTTTCCATTTAGCCAGCACTTTGAATAATCGGTTTTCATCGTTTGCACAATAAGACAAACGACCGGTTACCAATGCCGGATCCCAAAACTTTTCAGCGAATTTAAAACCGCCAACCTCTTTTGGCGTACAGCCGTTAGCGGCACCGCCGCCAACTGCTAATCTTTTAACAGATAATATCTGTGACTTGTTTACGATACCTGTCTGAATGTCAAATAATTCAGCTAATCGTCCTTGCTTGTATAGTTTTTCAAAAACTATCTTATTGACCTCCGCTACTTCTGTCGGATTTAAGGTCAAATTACTTACATCGAATGTTGCCATTTTCTACTTTATTTAAAAATTTTTCTATTTCTCACTTTGTTCTCACTGGAAGCGGCACCGCTGTTAGCAGGTTCTTGCTTCATGTCCAAGTTAAACTTGGTTTTGATATTCTTTTCAAACTCCTCAATCTGATTCTTAATCTGTTTGAGTTCTTTTTCCTTAGCTTCTTCAACAGCTTTGATACTGTTTTGCGCCTCACTTAATTGATCTTTTAAATCTGCAATTTCTTTTTTTAACTCTTCAACGTCTTCCGTGTCGTCTTCTTTCGGCTTAATCTCGGTTAATTCACCGTTTGCAAATACGTAAGTTTCACCTGATGGCATTACATATTCGCCATCGGCTGCCTTACCGTCAACTTTTGCCTTGTCGCCTACTTTCGGCGTAGCATCGTCTTCTAATTCGTAAAAATCAATTTCAATGCCTGTGGCATCTTGAACGATTTTGTTTTGTGGTTTTAAAGTTAATTTTTTTAAAGAGTCAAACATGCTCTCTAACCAACTTTTGTCATCATTTGACAATTTAGTTTCTGCCATTTTCTTTTTATTTTTTAGGTTCAAATTTCGTTTTATACTTGCAACTGCCTCGTAAGTGATTATTTCACTTATAAATCCTTTTTCTAAAAGAAAATTAATATCCAAAGATTTATCTTCTTCCATTATAGCAAGCGCATCATCTTCTGTTAAGTCTGTTTCGGCGGCATATATTTTAGCCAATTTTTCATCAAGCGCTTTTAATTCTTGCGCCTCTTTTTCCAAGTCTTTACCATTGCCGGCACTCATTGACCAAGCTTTATGGATTAAAAAAGTTACTGATTCGTGAGCTTTACGAAGTGATTTATTTCCGGCAAGAAAAATTAATGTGCCAGCCGATGCAGTTACACCGGTTGCAACAGTTGATATATTATAACCTTGCGATTGTTTTAGTTTCAAAAAATCATATATAGCTATTCCGTCAAAAGCAAACCCACCGACTGTATTTACATATACGGTCACATCTTGACCGTCTAATTCATCAAACTGCTCTTGTAATTTCGTAGGCGTTATCTCCCAACCAACTTCACCGGATAAAAATATATATTCCATAGAAAATATTTATATCCCAAAAGTAATGTATAGTTTTTCCTTATGTGTGTAATTTTTTAGCACAACAAAAAACCGGACACATTTACGCATCCGGTTTAACGCTAATTAAAAAAACAATATAATATAAAAAAATCTACAATCAAATATACTAATTATTTTTTTACTTTATCAGATTTCGCAAAAATATTTTTTACATCTTTTGAAAATCGCAAATATTCCTTGTAGTCGTCTGAAAATAGCGAATGATATTTGTATAAAGAAAAATGATACAATGCTTTTGCTAAATAATAAAAACTTATAGTAAGTCCAATGCTTACAAATGCGATAAAAAACAAAATAAATCCTATCATTTCTCTAAAAATGTTTTAATGGCTATGTATATAATCTTGCGGGTTACATTAAATTCTGCTGCCGTTTCTTCAATTGCGCCTTTTTGTTCCTTAATTACATCCCAATATTGAAAATAAGAAAAGTAATCAAAGTATTTAGCTGGAAGAAGTCCGTATTGATACAAAGTTACAAGATTTTTCTTTTTGTGCCAATCTTTAAAGACGTAATAAATTGCGTTTTTTTTCTTTTTGTAAAGTGTTTTAGTCATTCGCAAAGTTTTCTACTGCAATCTCATTAGCGCTTACATTATAGGTATCTCGTGCTACATTAATCACACGCACAGTTGATTGTGGTTGGTTATAATTACTAATTACATTACTTGGTTGTGGCTCTGTTGTTGCTGACGATTTTTGCATGCTGGCAACCGCACTTGTTGCGCTTGTTGGTCTACTGAATGATGAGCCTCCGCCGCCACTTGATCCGCCGCCACCTTTCGAAACAGATAGAATTTTTTTAACATTCGCTAAACCTATTGCGACAGCTGATGCGGCTGCTACCGCAGCTCTTATCGGAGCATCTGGAGAAGGTATCGCCATTTGCGATGCGTATGCTTTTTGCGCTGCAACATAAGTGTCCACTAATGTCATTGCTGCGCTGACTTCCTTATTTTTCCCAAAAAGAGCTTCGCTTACATTGGCAATATTATGAGCCATTGCTTTGCCCTGATCAAGTTCCCGCATCTTAATCTGCATCTTTGTATTTGCAAGCGTTATTTGTCTGTCCTGTTCTTTTTTCGCATACTTTGCATTAATCAAATCCAACTTACGCTGCATCTGTTCATCGGTGATTATTTTGTTTTCCCAATCCTGTGCTAACTGCTCTACTTCCTTTTCTTTATTAATCCGGTCAATTTCATTTTTCTTTTCCCACTTAGACATTTCGGCAAACTCGATAGCTTGCAACTCAATTTCTAAATCAGTCGCTTTCTTTTGACGTTCTGCCTCATCTTTGATTGCTTGGTCTGATGCTTGCTTATCACTCCATTGTGTACGAATGTCGTCTAATTGTGCTTGGTAATCGTTCTCTAATTGCAACTTTGCTAAGTCATATTCTTTGCCCTTGATTAAACCGAAATCATTTTTTTGCTTTAAAGCTAATAACTCACGTCTGTTTATTTCGGATATTATTTTGAGTTTAGCCTGCATAGTTTCTTGATTCAGTTCTTTGTCTGATTCAAGCGCTTTTTTGTTTTTCTCAATGTAGGTATCAAGTTCTATTTTGAGGTTTTTTAAAACGTCATTGTGTGCATCTTTTACAGCCTTATCACTTTCCCTTTGCGCTTGACGTGCAAGCTGTACTTTTGTCCCAAGAAAACGCATCTCTATACGTTGAGCCTCTGTATCCTTGTCGATTCGTTTCGCTTTTAAATCATTTAATTCTTGCTGTGCTTTTCTGTCTGTATCGCTTGATTTATTTTTTTCTTTTTGTTGCTCAATTTGTTTATCTAATATTTTCTTTTCTATTTCTAATTTTCTTTTTGTTAAAGTTTCAGCCATTTTTAAAGCGCTATTTCTTTCTTGTCTTGTCTTTGTTTGGTCTTTAGCTATTAATTCTTGTTTTTTTAAAGCTCTATTTAATACAGAAATATTAAGATTGTGGACTTTATTAAGTTCTTGTATTTCGATATTTAACTTCTGTATTTTCTTACCACGTTGCCACGCCTCATCAAGCATCTTGTTAGTTTCAGTTGCCATATCCTTTATTTTCCCTGTAACATCTTCAACACCTGTGGCAACCGTTAAAAGATTATCACCTACTTTGTCAAAATCACCGCTCCAAATGTTATCCCAAATATCGCCAAATGCTTTAATTCTATTAGTAACTTGCCCTTCCATAAAGTCTAGCAAATCGGATAGTAATTTCTTTGGACTTGAAAAAGCATGTACTAATTTTTCTCCTAACTTTTCAGCAACACCCCAAAGTGATTCCATTACAACTTTTAAAGGTGTAAGAACCGAATTAACAGCGTCAATAGCCTTTTGCGTTTTCATAAATGCAGTGATTAATAATCCTAACACAATTACAATAGCTCCGATTCCTGTTGCTAATAACGCAATTCTGAACGCTTTCAGACTGCCATTTGTCGTTTGTAGTGCTGTTTTTTGGGCTTTCAACCCCGTTACCATTCTTTGTCCGGATTGAATAAACATTGCGAGTTTAGGATTAACGCCATTTAAAGCGCTTGCATAGTTGCCTATGTTCATTGTTCTTTTATCTTCTGCGCTCCCGTTTTCCCGTAGGAAATTAGTGTTTTGGTCGATTCTTGCGTTTACCTGTTCAAGCAACTTAGCTTCTTCCTTATTATTTACATTTAGATTTTGCTTAATCTTATTCAGCGACTTAATCTGATTAGTTGCTCCTGCTCTTGTATTAACTTCCTTGCTAAGTTCATTGCTCACGGCTTTTGAATATTCCGAAGTCGCTATTTGCTGCTTATTATAATCTGCTATTTCTTTTGTCACTAATTTATACTGCCCCTTAAGCTCTTTTAGCGCTATCTCGTTCTCAATATAACTTTGTGAAGATGTGTCACCTGTTCTTTTAGCTTCTCTTTGAGCTTCTGCTAACGCATCAATTTCTTTTTTTAACTTTTGCGCAGTCGCCATATAGTCATCTGCCTTTAACCCTATCTCAAATATTTTCTCTGCCATAATTTATAAATTAACATAATTAAATTCGCAAACAGTTGTCTTTTTGTTGCTTGATTTTTTTATTTTAGTCAGGTAAAAATAAGCTCCTAACTGTTTAAAATATTTTAGTTTAAAGAAATTAATAGTAGCAAAATCATCTTCGCTTATTAAAATTTCTATTTTAATACGTCTATAAAAATCAAGCATTTTTTTTATTTCTTGATAATTATCAGCTATCAAATCTTCCCATAACATCCCAGAAAAATCAAGAACCGGATAATCTCCGGTAAAATCATTAACAACGCCTCCATGTGTTCCATAATGTATGGTGCCGTTCTTTTTTACAACTTTTGCTATATAGTTTTTTCCGTTAAGAACTTTATACTTCTTAATAGCCCCGCTGTCATCCCTGACAGCTTCCCAAAATGGGATAAACTGTAATTTTTTTCCATTAATTTCAACGGTTGATTTTTCAGTAGCTCTAAATTTTGATTTAATTACCGTTTTTTCCTCCGGAAGTGTGTCGTTATTTAACGACATTACGCCATCTGCAAATTGATAATCGTCTTTTTTTGCGTATTCATATGCAAAAATGTTGCTCTTTGCATATGGCAAAGAGTAGGATTCATCGACAACCTTAACAAACTTTTCGCTCCAGTCTTCAGCTCCTTGCATTTTTAGTACATCTTTAGCTTTTTTGTACTTTACGCTGTTTCCGGATACATCGTTCATTAGCGCATACATCTGAATTATCTGTTTTATAAAATCTTTTTGGCTCATCTCGCCGATTAGTGATTTTATTTTTACTCGAGATACGGAGTTTGCAATGGTCTCAAAAATTAAATGATCGAATCCTGATGCTGATGGGCAGTCCCAATTTAAACACCCTTGATAATCGTCATAATCCGTACACACGCAATCATATTTCGCATATTTTATAGAAAAAAACACTTCGCTATCCCTCTCGAATGTGTATATAGCATCCCAATTTAAAGAATAATCAGAATCGTCCGTGTCGCACCCTGCTGTGCATGTCGGGATAATTTCTTCAACGACACTAACATTGCCATTCTTGTCTCTAACATATATCAAAAATGAAAAAAAATGAGATAGGTGAAAATGGGGAGTAAGATTAAATCTTATTCTGTAATTCTGCGTGCTTGGGATAATATATTTTGAATTTTGAAGATATGTTTGTGAATCCGCCGTTTGAATATCATTGATATACACGCCATTACCAATGTAGTGTTCTTGTGTTGTATTGCCAAGCCCGTATCCGGAATCATAACTAAAAGACGCTGACGTGCTGTCTATAACGCTATCCCAGCCACGCATCGGAGTTAAAACCAAATCATCCGGAGGTTCAAAGTCAGGTGAAAATCCCGCCTCCGAATGGATTAAATCCCATATAGTTTTTATATAAATGCTTGGGAGTTGATAATTTATCTCAATTTTAGATTCTTTTGTGTTTCCAAAATCAGAAATTCCGTATATATAACCGCTAGTGTTTGAAAACGACCCTTGAAAATTCCCGGTTGTTAAGTCGTGGTTATATTGCCCGAGTGGCAAGTCTGCAATTTTTTTATTTTCGATAGCTTGAAAAAAATGCTTGTTGCCGTCATATATTGAAATTATATATTTTTTTTGCAAAAAAGAAGTTGAGCGAATAATGCCTATTCCATTATTTATAATGTGCATTCCATTCATTCTCAACATAACATTTAATTTTTTATACGGCATAGTTATAGAATTAAATATACCTAAACTTTTAAACGTTTTTATGTTTTTTTGTGTCATTGGCAAATCTATCGAATTTGTGAATGTGCTGCGCCTGTTTTTTAACTCCGAGAAATCGTTTATCTGCTTCGTTACAGCGACAACAGCATTTGGATTCAAATCCATAAGATGTCCGTCAATCCATAGTTCTACCATAAGCCATTATTTTTTTTCTCTATAATTACAGAGATTTTACTTTTTTTTCCGTAGTCATCTATAACTAATGAATTTGTTTTTACATTAACAAGCTGAAATAATTCAGGCGTTGCCGCTTGATTTTTTGTGCCGTGATACAAATACACTCTAGGGCTTTCTATTATATCGGCGATATAATTGCGCTCATCTTCACTAAGAGAGCTTGCGTGCAACATTATTGCATCTGTGCTTTCTTTTCCCAATGAAATAAACTTTGTTCTATTAGTCTCATCGTCAGCAAAATAATTAATAATATGTCCGTGATCACGGACACTCATCGTTACTTTTTTCTTTTTTTGAAAAAGCCAATACTTGTATGTCCCTCGCAGAGACAACCACTTGATATATGTTCCTTCGCAATCCTTTATTTTAAAATTAATATGCCCTAAAACATCATCTTTGCTGTTTACAACATCCAATTTTGCACTATCCTTGCCGTCTAAAAATGCAAGGTTTGTTGCTCCGGTTGAAATATTAAAACGCACTACTTTTCTTCTATTTGATGTATATATGTCTCCGTCACTGTCTTTTATTTTAAATGTGTTTCCTCCAACTGCAAAATCATAAGGAAACCCTTTAAAAAATGTCAGATTATCGCCTGAAAAACAAGTGTATTCTTCCTCCGTCCACCTATACATTTGTTTTTCCATATCTTTCGATGCCCGTGGCATTATAAAAACCCACTGAATAGAGCTGTTCGCTTCATGCGTATTGTCCGTGAAATAAACATCTAGTAATAGCGGCGTTATCCCTGAAGCGTTAACAAGATAATCTGACACTTCACCGGTTGCAACAGGCGAATTATCTATCATGTTTTTCGAGCCGTTAGTGTTAAAAATGTGTTTTTCAAAAATAGGTCTCAAATTTACGTGAAAATAACCGTAAGTGTCAGGATAAAATTTCATTCCACGCACAAAAGCGTGAGATACGGTTTTGCCTGCCGTATCTGAATGAAAAATTATTATAAAATTATTAAATGCTGCCCAAAATGTTGCATCACTACTTGATGATGTGAAGCCTTTGTCAATAATTACTGCCATATGTGTATTTTATTTGATTATTCTGCGCCTGTATGACTTTTGCAGGCTTGCCGTTTTTTGAAATCTCAAGGCTTCCGGTTATGTGCGTGCCACTCCATGAAGCTATATGCACGTATTTTAAGTTTTTACCCGTGTTGATGTTAAACACGGTGTCTATTCCTACCGTTCTCCAAGTCGTTTTTGAATAATAAAAGCCGCTTTCATCTCTGTATTGAATTGTCAAACCATACATTTCAAGCATCTCATTCTGAACGATAAGATGTGCGTTAATAGTTCGTAATTTTGTGTCAGTATTTGTGACAGGCTTCTGTTTTTTACAGCTTAAGGCTGCTAATGTGATAATGAATATTAATATTAATTTTTTCATAACAATTTTTTATTTTAAAGGTAAACATTATAAATTATCTTTATATGACAAATGTCAGTTTTATACTGTATTTAAAACATTCATATAGCTTGCAAATTCAACCGTTACCGCATCGCTTAATCGTTTAAAGATTAATTCAATTCTTTGCGGTGCCAGTACTTCGCTTATCAAATTAACGCCTCCGTAATCTTTTCTATCCCAACCTTTATTCTGTATCTTTCTTGCAATTAAGAACGCTAATGACGACACTTTAATATCTGACTGTATTCTTTTATCAATTATCCATTGTTCAATCTTTGCCCTAAATGTCTTGTCATCTGCGCTGACTTGATTTGCCGGCATTCCTTGTTCAAGATTGTGCGTATAATCATCGCCAAATATGGTGCCTGATATATTGCCAATTACAATAGTTAATGACTTTTCCCAATGGCCACTCGCTTTCATTCCCTTTTCGTTGTACTTGGCAATTAGTTCTTGCTTAATCAGTTTAAGCTCTTTTTCTATAGCTTCAATTGTCGCACTCATACGCAAATTTGATTAGAACTCCGTCTAAATTAAAGTCTAATATTGAATAAACATCTCGGTAGCTGAATTGTGTCAATTTGCATTCACAATTTGCCAACGACTTTCTTAACGCCGGCACTTCATTTTCAATTATCGGCATTACAAGGCTTGAATACCTGCCTGAATCGTGGCTGTAACCCGTTTCATTTCCTATTGTATTAGATATGTCAGACGACCGTAATAGCTGACAGCTGTCAACACGGACATTAGTTGCAATTACATTTCCATGTTCGTCTAATTGGTCATCACTTGCAATAGGGCTCTCAACCATCAATACCGTCTGCCGGCTTTCCATAATCTCATCAAATAGATTCTGTCCAAAGTCGGTAGAGTGAACGAATAACCACCCATTTAATTCTGCAATTTCCTGTAACTTTTTAACTATGTTCATCGTCTTTTTTTACTTATAATCTCTGCATAACGCTTGTCAATCTCGCCTTTTGTTTTGAAATAATCCGAATAAACAAACACATCTAACCATAGCCATTTACCTATCTCTTTTGGATTAGTGCTGAACGCTTGAGCTAATGGTACCTTTGTATTCAAATATTCAAACCTTTTCATCCGGTCAATTCCCGCCTGCATAGCTATCGGGTCAGGGTCACTTGCTAACGAGCTTTCATAATCATTAATCAATTTCAACTGCTCTGCTACCCACTTCCACCATGACAGCATCTCAAACGTCCACATTTTCAGGATGTTCGGCTTAATTTCTACAAATTTAAGTATTTTTTTATTAGAAAAGCAAATACTATAAACATTTTTTATACTTTGTAAATCAAATTTCTGTATTTCTTTTCGTAAAAACGACACTTCATCGAATGTCCACTCATACATTCCTTTGCTTTTGTTGCCGTTAAGATACGGTGATGGTTGTATGTGCTCCACCCATATGTCGTATTGTGCGGTATTCTGCAACTTCAAGTAGTCTTTTAGCCTTATGTCTTTTACTTTCATTATCTGAATGCGAATTTTTTGGATTTTTTTTGCCAAACAAAATAAGTTCCGGCATCGGTAATGTGGTCAAGCCCGCTTGTCTTGTCAGGTTGTCCGGACTTATCATAAGACAATTGTTCTAATGCGTCTGTATAATTAATGCAAATGTCAGTATTTACAAAATATGTCTTTTCTCTGAATCGTCTGTTAGTTTCATTGATTCTATCTCTTACAAGAGGATTTGATTTGTTTGATTTTATAACGAATCCATACTGTTTCAATATCTTAAAGTCAGTCATTCCAAGAGCTGATGATTTTCTTTGCATTCCACTCGCATCGGGGTAAACAGCTATGCGGTGACCTTTGTATCTTTCTTTAATTATTGTTGCTAACTCGTTTGTGTCAAATGCGCCGGTAATTTCATCTACTGCATAAAGAATGTCATCATCTACCACGTGGATCACAGCACTCATATTGGTTATATTAAAATCGATTCCAATATGCAGCACATCTTTGTCTTGTATCTTGCGTGGATTGTGGTTTTCGTGCCTGTCAAATTCGTTAAATACGTTTCCGGTTGTTAGATTCACAAAATATCCGTTAAGGTACGCTTCTAACTGTTGAGGTGAATATTCGTCTGCAAGTGATTGAATGTATTCTTTTGGCAGATATGGATTGTCATAAGTTGATGCACGTATAAGCTTTTTATTTTTTGTTTCTAAATTCGGTTTTGATAATGTTTCTTTGTAAAATCTATAAAAGAACTTATATCCCTCAGGTGTCCCTACCACATCGAGCTGATTATATTCCTTGTCAGGCATTCGCTGCCGGTTACGTGCTACAACATTACGGAACACATCTTCCATTTTGTTAGCAGGCAATATATCAACCTCATCAATCAAAGAGTACCCAACCTCGTAACCTACAATTAATTTCGGGTTATCCATTGTACGTAAAATGATACGCCCAAAGTCTTGTCCTGCGTTTATGACTTTTATCACTTTATCTGATAGATTAATATCATACGTCAATCCTAAGTCGTCTAATGTTTCAGCAAAACGAGGGATTGCAATATCTTTGATTAAGTTGTAAGTCGGTAGGTAGTAGGCACAATCTATTTTAGGATACTTTAATTTTTGCAAGGTGGTTTTGATAATTCCTGCATAAGTCTTACCACTTCCAAAACCAGCAACTAATCCCGTATGTCTTTTTTCGGACGTGACAAATTCAGCTTGTGCCTTTAATAATTTAATCTTTTTTCTCATTCGATTTGATTACTTCAATGTCAATGCCTGTTATTTTTGTATCTTGTTTTATTTCGAGTTGTTTCTTTTCTCCATACTTGTTAGGGAACATTTTAGCAATAGTCCATTTACGCGCGTCCATTCTTATTTTTGCCTCTCCCTGCGATTCATAGTCAGGCAGTCCACCGTCTGCAATTTCAATCACCTGATCAAAGTAAATATCTGCTTGTAAAGCCCTTGCGTATGCGTAACTGTCGGAAAATTCTTTATCAAAATACTTTGATGTGTTAAGCAACCATTGATAAACAGTATCACGGTTTGGCATTCCTTTACTGCGTAATATTTTCAAAAGGCTTTCACCTCTACTAATCCTATCAAGAATCTCTGCTTTAATTTCTGCCTTTTTGCTTTTATCGTATGCCATAATAAATAATCTTTATAGTTTTGACAAAGTTAATCAATTTTATTTAATTAGTAAATTAACAAGGCTCATTTCTGTATCGTTCATTAACTACGTCCGCAACATATACTTTTATTGTTTCCTCAATAATGGCATTTATTAACGATTTACTATTGTTTATCTCATTTTGCGAAAATCCTTTTTTTAATAGACTTTTTGCAATCTCGTTATCTCTCTCTAATTTCTCTAATCTAAGAGCTTTTATTATTTCTTCTTTTTTCATATCGTTTTATTTAAAAAGGTAAAGGCATTAATTCCTTAGTTATTGTTGTTAATTTAACATAGTCGCCACTCATATAAGCATCAATTATTTCTTTTGTTTTATCGAAACCATAAGAAAAACACGTAAAATAACCCCTGTTTTGCAAGTCTAATAAAAAGTGTTCCTGATCCTTTAAGTGTTCTGTATTTCTCAAATGACCTTTTTTTGTCAGCAAATCATTTTTAGTTGCTTTTAATTCTATAAATAAGCCAAAACTTTCAAAATGCCATTGTCCTCGACTACGGACTTTTAACGGCTCGGCAATAAACAAATCCGGATAACCTTTTTTATGCTTGTGAATCCTTTTACTTTTCTTTGCCAATCCTGCCGGCAAATGAATGTCTGCGCCAATGTCAAATCTAAATATAACATCTGGGTACTGTAATGTTAAATACGTGCTAATTGCTTCTTTTAATTTTTCTTCTTTTTTCATATAATTTTAGGTTACAAATCTGTAATTAACTATATTAGGTTGTTACCCGCCATTTAAGATAAAAGCTAAACGGATAACTATAATTTTGAAAAACGGCGGGTAACACCGTATATAGTTTATGCTTGCTTTTGTGCTTAAATTTAAGGTCATTGTTTCAAATCTTTTTATTTTTTTTTGCCAACGCTTTTAATAAATACCCAATAATAAGAGTGAAATTTACGTGCGTGTCTTTGTGTAACATTCGGATTAAATACCCTATTCTTTGAAAATAGTATAAATAAATCCTTTGCATAAAATCCTATTTCAGAAGCCCAATTATACACAATATTATGTATCATTATATTACCTTTTGGACTTGTGAAATCTTGACATTTAAAAATTAATAATCCTTTCGGTCTTAATATCCGATGAAATTCTTGCAAACTTGTTTTATACATATTTTCTAAATCTAAAAACGTATCGAACATTGTAAATCGTTTTGCCATAATAGTTTCTGACGCTGTTCCTGTATTTCCGAATAAAAAAGGCGGGTCAAACATTATAGAATTTATACTATTGTCATCTAATGGCAAATTATTTGCATTTGCTTTTTCAACGCCTGCAATTTGCGGACTTAAATCAAACTTATATTTTGGTTTAGGCAATCCTTTTTTATAAAAATTACCTATCGAATAAGTTGGGTCGCACTCAATAGCATTTCCGTTGTTATGAAGTACCAAAATATCTCTTATCATTTCTTGCTCGTCAAAACCAATGGAACTTATTACTTTTGTTCCAAATAATGTTTCTTGTCCTAATGTTATACTATTTTCTGCCATCGCTAAAAAAAAAAAAAGTGTTAGTGTTAAATTCATAGTTTTGTTCATTAAATACGCACAAACCATATACCTGCGTTAGTGGTAATTAAAAATTACGTTCAACTTCCATTCTTTTTAAACATTCTAATGGTGTTTCATTCTTCCTTAATGTGTAACCGCAACCTAATGTTCCACCTTTCCAAGAACCGTTTTTAAACTCTACGGCATCAAATCTTTTAATCGTGTAATTTTGTCCTGTATGGTTATTAATTACATCACCACCTGCAATAACATTTCTATTTTCCTTTTTGGCTTCAAAATATCTTTTGTGTACTGTTAATTTTAGTATTTTCATAATCTTCTTGAACAACCGCTAACAAAGAGCCGTGCTGCATTTGTTTTTCAAATTGAAATATAAGCCTCCGACCTAGCAATGTCGTCGCTTAAACATAAAAGTTTGTTTTTTTCTACTATTTCAGAGACGAAATCCTTGTCATTTTTTAAACACGGACTTTTCAAGGCGCAAACATCACATCCTCCGCCTATGTTTCTCAGCTTATAGCTTTTGCCTCTGAATGTTAATTTTCTCTTTGTGTTATATGTTATTGACATTATTTATTGTTTAATTGATTTTAATAAATTATTCAAATAACCCCTACTTGTTATTATCTGAATTTTTAAAAGTTCAATATCATCCTCGTTCCATTCAACCGGAAATCTCTTAACTCGTAATTCTTTCGGAATGTTAGAGAAAGTTAAGTTATTACGGATTTCTTGCTCCTGTTCGTCTGAAATGTCAAGTATATTATTATTCCACATATAACGTCTGATTTCGTCTAATGTGATGTGCTCCGGCGTATCTACCAAGCAATATGCAATCTCTCCTTGATGAACACCTGTCATCCATTGGTAAGTTAGGTCTTGCCAATAGTATAAGTCATTTTTAAGTTTTTCATCAAACATAGGAAAAGTGTAAATGTCCCAGCTTGACTTAATATCAGGAACTATGTCTTTAACCATATCAGGCGTGCCGGTAGTGTAGTCATTTTCATAGCGTTTTTCGTTTTTGAAAAACAATCTTCCGGTTACTTCCGAATACAGCGTTATACTTTTTTCCTCCACGAAAATACCCTTATCCATTTGTTTGGTGTGTATTTCCTTTTTCTTTCCAAAGATTTCCTCAATGAAAAGTTTTTTGAGATAAGTTTGAGTGGTTTTTGATAGATTTCCTGGCTTTGTGCGTCCAGACTTAATGCCAACCATAAGATTACCGACTGCTGATGCACGGAACTTATAATCGTCGAAGTTTTTAACTTGCTTCATTGCTTATTCTTTTTGTAAACTTTTGATTTTTTTATCAATTATCGGAATAAAGAAGTCTGAATGTTCAGACGGGATTCCGAGTTTAAGGCTACGTAATTCATCTATCGTGTTTGCTTTTTCAACGAATTTTGAAATCCTGTCTATTTCTTCATTTTTGTTGTTTTCTTCCAAATCGATAAAATCTGTAAAGTCATTGTCCGGATATTCGATTTCTTCGTTATCGTGGATTACTGCCTGATCTGATTTTATCGCATCGGCAAGCTGAATGCTCATTGGCGCATATTTTCCAAGCAACAACTTTAATACCGTTTTTTTTGCCATTACATCAAATTCATTAGCCCAAAGCCCGTATTTATTGTTGAAACTTTTTGAATATTTCCTGGCGTGTTTTTCTACTTCACTTTTAGTCATATATAATGACTTTTTAAAACCATTCAATAACTTGAAATAGGCAATATAGCCAAGTATTTGCTTACCGGCTCTTTCTTCGTCTGACAGCCAGTTAAAAGTTAACTCACCAGTTAGCCTGTCGTGGTTTTCAATCTCACCGGCACGCACATCTGTAACGTTGATCGTTTCAAATTGATTGGTACGCAATGCTAATTGAACAAATCCCTTATAGCCAATTTGAAATTGCGCCTCTGTAATCCCTTTCTTTGAGTTCTTATACGGAATCACATAAGCAAATCCCAAGTTATTATCAAGCGGTAAGTCCAATGCAGTAGACTTGATGGCTGCATACATAACAGTTACAGGCTCACATTCTTGCAATGCTTGATTATTTGCCACTAAACTCGTAAGAGTGGTGATAAATTGTTCTTTTTTGGCGCCAAGCACATCTGCAAGGTAGTCTTGTGTTTTCGGATTCCTTATAAGTCCGTTGAATTTTTGTAAATTACTCATATTGTTTGTTTTTTAATTATTTCACTCTTATCTTCTTCACTCAACGATGCTGGATCAACATTATGCAACATCATCCATTGCTCTATGAGCAATAATTTTATATCTTTTTTAATAGCACTAACCTTTAATAGTGTTATTATTGCGGTATCAATCACATCTATATGGTTGCTATTTATTATTTTATTGTCTGAATCTGACAATAAAAATTGTTTTGTTTTATTACTGATGTTTTTTGAAGACAATAGTGTTTTTACACATCTATTTTCTTTTTCTGCAATTCTCTTATTTTTCAACTTTTGAATATCTGTAAAAACAGATTTGCAATAATAGCTCTGACCATTTGGAGCTATTCCGGATTCTTTTATCACGCCGTCATCAAGTAAGTCCGAAACCCTTCCGCTTACAGTAGAGTGCTTTCTTCCGGTGTAAGTGTATAAATTTTCAAGATTATTTTCTCTTATATTTCTAATGAGCCAAAAAATCTCATCTTTAGCTTTCTTAAACTGTCCGGATTCTTTTAATTCCTTGAACTTTGTTTTTTGTGCTTCTGTCATAATGTTTTAGTTTTATAAGTTACAATTTTGCAATTAACTATATTAGGTTGTTGTAAGTAATTTTTAAGACACTTTCCATTTTTCAATATAAGTATTATTCCAATTCATTTTTGCAAACTTTTTTTTACTATAGTAAGCTTTTGAATACGTTTTGCAAATATCTAAAGGCTCTTTTCTATCCTTATCTTTTAAGATAAAAATAAAACTACTTACAACATTAGTTATACGTAATTGCTCTTCAATCCACTTTACATAACTATCAGAATAACTTCCGCTCTGTATATATTCCCCTTTTCCATTCCAGCAATATGGTGTGTTATTAGTTTCTTTTGTGTATTTTTCTTTATAATCCATTTATTTAGTTTTTATGTTAATAAAATGCAACTACGCATAGCCATAGCATTATATGCAAGGCTAAACTAATGTTTCATAATCAGCAAAAAACTGTTCTATATTTTTAGGTTCACCGTATCTTGCATTTGGTATCCACATATCAACATTTTGGTAAAAGTCGTGTCCTGTAAATCCGTTTGGTGGGAAAGTGCATAGGTTTTTAAATCCATCGTGCCATTTTATAAATCCACTTCCTGTAACGCATCTTGTACCAAACTCTTGTAATATTTCTTGTATTTTTATATGGTTACTTTCATCAACCCAAAAGAAAGCATTTTTTATATACTTGTTTTTAAATTCATCTCTTGTCATAATGTTTTTGCTTTAAACACGCCCTGCATATAACACTTTGTATAGTGCATAGCGAGTAAGTTAATATTTATTTAATTCTGTTTATAATTCAATCTTTTAGTTTGTTTGCAAAGTGCGTTTTTTATTCCGCTACGCACCATACAAGTTGCCGTTGTGCTTCATTAAAACGACAACCTATTTAGAACGCTGGCTTAACAATTATCTTCCAATGCGTTATATAGCCGTCTATATCGCTTTCTATCGTATGAAATTCTCCCATTTTATAAAGAGCCTTTGTCCACATTTCTTTTTCTGTGGAATAAATTAAATAAAAACCGGCAGTCATAGGCAAAGCATCATCAACAGCTACCCACTCATTTGAACATTGCCGCAAAGCATCTTTTTCGTTATCTTTATATTTAAGTGTATTTTTCATCACTCACTAATTTAAGTTACCTATATAAGACATCACCATCTTTGTCGTATATAGATTCTATCATCCCGAAGAATCTAACATTGTCGACAGAAAAGCCGTCAGGCTGGTCGTCATGCTTATACGTCCATGTTATCTCTCCGCTTATATCAACGTGAACTTCTTCACCGTTGAATTCAAAATCTATCTGCTCGCCATTTATGTATTCGAACCCTTTTTCAGGGTAAAAAAAACTTCTATTCTCGATGAAGCTATCTACTTCATCTACAATTTTTTCAAATAAACCCTTCGGGGTAATTTCCCAAGTTTTTTCCAATTCTATTTTCATATTGTTTTGTTTTAATTAAACCAAAGGTAAGCAATTGGTGATAAATAAAAATGATATTTGTCAGTTTTTGTCATCTTTTCTAAAATCTCTATCATTTTTTCCTAAGATGACAAAATTAAACATCTCGTGCATTCTGGATGCAAGGCGTTTTCCATAAAAATCGCCTAACATTTCTTTATTTAAATTAGTCGTTATATGCGTTCTACTGCCGTTTTTTTGGTAAGCGTTGTATCTTTCCAATAAAACTATCTCTAATACGTTTATTCTGTTACCAAAATACATGCCTGTTGGCTCTGCTCCAACCTCATCAATAAATAAATCGCCTGTAAAGTATCGCTCGATACCTTCATATCCTTTTTTTGAGAATAACCGGACTAACTCAAATGAAGTAACAGATTTGAATTTATTATCAAACCACTTCATTCTGCGGTGTATTTCCATTAAAATACTTTTGCCGCTTCCATTACTACCAACTAGGCATATGCCCTTGTGCTGATCACCTTTGTTTTGTAAACTAAAATACTTCCAAAAGTAAGTAATAGCGTTAATGTTTATATCATCGATGATGTATTTAACAATCTCGCCATTTTGTTTTTTGTGTTCATTTACAATTTGGTTAGCATAATCAACAAACCTTTTTTTTAGTTGTAGTTCTGACAAGCCGGGATTTTGTTTTTTTTGTTCCCGAATTTCACGAAGTTTTTTTATCTCGTCAAGTGCTTTTTTTTGCAATTCTTTAAAATCATTATTTTTATCCCAAGTACTTTGTTCGTACTTGTATATATCAGCTAGTTCAAATTCTGTTAAGTCAATTCCTGCTTTTTGCTTTTCTATCAAAGCTTCGTATTTGTGCCTTCCTATCATTTTGTGATTTTTTTAAAATGGGAATTTATCATCTCTAACGCCTTTAATGGCGAATTTCTGTTTTCCGATGAATATTTTTTTGTAGTTGTTGGAGACGTTTATTCCATTTGGACTTTTATTCTCCAATCTCGCCATTTCGGAAATAGTGTTTATTTCTAGTTTTGATATAACTAGTTCTAAAATTGCAACCAATTTCTCATTGTCGGTAATTTGGTCTATTTTTCTAATTACTTCATTCATAATGTTTTATAAGTTACAAATCTGTAATTAACTATATTAGGTTGTTATAGATAAGCTCTTACTCAAATTCAAAGCCATCTAAAAACTTTCCTGTTATTAGTTTAAAAGCATCTTGCAATAGCATTTTATCACTTACTTTTATTCTTGCTGTCGGCATAAATTCAGGCTCAATAAAATAGTCTTTTAATTCTTCAAGCCATCTAACTGTAAATCCTTTTGCGTGTAATTTTATATTAAAAAATTCGTGTTCGTTTTTTGGGTTTATTTTCTTAAATCCTAAATCTAAGAGCATTTTGTCGCTTGTTTTTTCAATAGTTTCTTTTCTCATAGTCAAGTAGTATCTATCAGTTTCAGTTACATAACTTGATTTTAAGTAATTAGGTATTTCAAGCATCTGCATAGTTCCAATAAGTGCTTTTCCTGTTGCTTTTAGCATTTCGTCTAATGCTTCTTTGTCTTTTTTGTTTAGTTTCTTCATAATTTTAATGTTGCCTATCTATAACAATTTGTATAATTCATTGCTACCAATCGCTTGTTTATAATCTATTTGTTTTACTCTTAATTTGTTTTGTATCTGTAAGGTTAGTTTCTAATTTTACGCCACATAACCATACAAGTTGCCGTTATAGGTAAGCTACCAAGTAGGAAACTCACGCACTTGTAAATCTTTCGGAAATTGCTCAATATCTTTTATTACTTTTCCGTTCTCGTCTTGTATTTGTTTAAGAAAATAAGCAATACCTAACCTATCACATTCTTTTTTCATTTGTCTTGCCCATTCTATTTTAAAAGGTCGTCTAAAACGTCCACTTTCGCACCCTTGTATTACCCAATCAAAATATGAATATTCCCTAACAGTTAAAGAATGTATCATATCTGTTTGTGGTTCGATAGATAAAAACTTTTTACCTTTCCAATTATGTGTTAAACTTCTTGCATAGCTTTTAGTTTGGTTATCTGATATTGAAGTTCCTATCCAAACATTATGCGGTGGATTATTATACCAATCAAACTGCATACAAGTTCCTATGTTGTTTGGTCGCTTTGTTAGTAATAAGAAAACTATATTTTCATATTTCTTTGCGTTAATTCTATTAAATAGTTCCTCTCTTAATTGTGCTGTATTCTCATAATTTCCATTAGCATTATTTAATGGGTAATTAAGTTCGTAAATATCCATCATAGAACCAATGAATACAGTTTCTTTTTTCCCTGTGCTTTTTGCACGTTTCTGTATTTTGTCTAATGTGGTAAATGCTGATTTTATTAGTTTACGGTTTTTTGTTACACCCCAAATATCATCACCGTATCTTTTTGATAAACTTTCAGCGTAACAGTTTTTACAACCTGTATGCACTTTTGAGCAACCCCACCATAAATTTACTGTATGATTACACCATTCTATTTTTGTGTTTTCTGCCATAATATTTTTACTTTTAAAACGCCTACCTATAACAATGTGTAAACCGGTAATGCTTACTATGTGTTTAATTCGGTAGCCTGTGATTATTTATTTAGTTATTTTCATTCCTTAAAGTTTGTGCATCTTTACACGCACTACGTTTACACCAACGTTGTGTGCAATGGGCTAAATCTCGTTTCAAATTAAAGTTTAGTGCTTCAAAGAAAAAAGAAAAAGCCCACGCTCACTATTACTAATCTAAATCTTCAAGTGCTTTTTCGGCAGCTAATCGTTTTGCAATTCGTTTGTTACTACCGGATGCTTTGTAAATGTCGCCATTAGGCAACTCAATTTCTATCGTAATAGTAGGGTTATGGTCTGCACCTGTTTTTGAAATAACCCTTGTTTGAATATTAGCACCATAAATTGATTGGATTTTTTCTGCTAATTCTGTAATTGGATTTGTTGTACTCATAATTTCTGAATTTTTATTAATTAAACTTAAATTTTTTAATTTTTCAAAAATGCCTTTTACAGCATATTTAATTGAATTTTCTTTTACTCTTTTTGTTTTTACAGAGTTGAGTAATTTCTCTGTCAATTCTGGTTCATTTTCTATTAAAAATGAAAACTTTTTATCATTTTCTTTTTGATAAAAAACTAATGTGTAACCATTCTTTTCAAATCTTTTCATTTTTTATATTTTAAATTAATATTCATTCTTAATTAAGCACCATATTCAATATCAATTCCTTTTTTACCATAATTATATAAATCAATTTTGAGTTCACAGATATATTTTTCTTTTGCTATAACTTCATCCCACTTTTCATTTTTAATAAGCGTTTCTTTCTCTATTTCTAAATTGAGAATATAACCATTAAGTTCTTTAATTTTTTCATACACAAAATCAAATTCTTTCTTACGTTTTTTAGTCATATAATATCCTCGTTTTAATCCCATTAGAAAAAAATTAGAAACAATAACTACGCACAACACATTGTATAGTGCATAGCTACTATTCGATTAATATTTAAGTTTTTGTTTTTCAATTTACTTTTATTTTTAATTCAATATTTCAGTGCATTTATACGCTACGCACCATACAATCGGCTGCTGAGGCAGCCATTAAAATTTCTTCACATAATTGCTGTGGTATTTTACTGCGGTCATATGAGCAACTTCTTCCTTGTGTTCCTGTTTTTGAGCCACGTCTTGCACTTTGGTGGTGGCAATGCCTGTTTATTATATTGCCGTCTTTATCATATTTATAGTTATGGCATTGCGGTCGTGGTACCCACGTTTTTGAGTTAGTCCATATATCAGTTGGTTTAGCTCGATCATCACCATATTGGCAATACCAAATTGTATGTCTTGTAAATTCTTGCATAAACGGCATATGCCGCATCATTCCGCGTGGGTTTTCAATAAAGAATATTAAGTTAGTGTTTATTTCTAACCACTTTTTTATTAAGCTAATAAAGTGCTTATTTACACGATCACTTTTTTCCGCGTATTCGCTCTTTGGGTATATTCTGTCTTTTCTGTGGTGGCTTATTGCAGATATTGAGTAAGTCGTGCAATCTGGACTTGCCCAAATGAAGTCCGGTACAAATGGAACGTCTGCTATTTGTAAATTTTCAATATCAATTTGCAAATCAATATTATCATATGCAGTCCAATCAACAGAAAATACGTTGTGTCCTTGTTTTTCTGCTTCTATTCCTATGCTTCTTGATCCTGCAAATAATTCTAATACATTCATAAATTTTAAAGTTTTTTTCGCCTTCTATCTCAGCACCTGCTTTCTCAACATCTTCAATGTTAAACATTTCCATCTTATTTTTTATTTTTTTTAATTCTCGTAATTTATATTTTCAAGGGTTTGTCTTTTTTCTTTTTTTGGTGCGTGGTTTTTTTCTTTTTTCCATTCCATTTCGTTTTTATGCCATTTTGCCAAACGTCTGCTAATATCAAATGTTTTTTGCATCTCAAACCTCATCTTTTTTCCATTCGTATTTTTTTCAGTCCAATATAAATAAAAATCTTTTAATAATTCAGTTGAATATTTTTTTTCATAAGGGGTAAGATTTTTTTTAAAAATCGCCTCTTTACTAATATTATTATTACTTACATTCTTATTATCATTATCACTCTTACTATCATTATCATTATCGGCTTTTTTGGGTTTGTTTGGGTTTTCTGATAAACCATTTGGGTTTTTTGGGTTATCTTTGCTTTCTTTCGCTTTCTTTGGTCTTCCCCCTTTTGCGCCATTTGTTTTATTGCGTTCAACGATTTTAAGGTATTTATCATTATCCCTTTCAAATTGATTTTTGAACGGTGCAAATGCAACTTTTGTAAGTAAATCGAGTTCTACATTATTACCTAAATGATATTGCATTATAGCCTCGAATAACTTGCCTTTCTGTTCATCGTTCAGCTCGTTAAGAATTTCTAAGCTGTCAATGTGTAATATAAATGATTTTCTCATAATAAAAAAAAGCATCTGCCTTTCGTGGTGATGGACACTACTCGGCTGATGCTTTAAATTAAAAAATATTTTCTTTGTAGCCATCACTCTACGTTGCAAATATACAACTATTTTTCTAATAATTCGGGGGTTTCGTGGATATTTCCAATTACTTCTGATATTTCACAAAATTTCTTAGTTAATGCGCCGTTAGCTATCCAACCACTACCTATCCAATGTACAACTACATTAAAAGGAACATCATCGCATTTATCACTTGCTAAAATAGCATAAGTTTTTAAAATATCACCATCATATATTTCAGTCCCATTTTTGTCTTTTAATCCTGTAAATTGCATCAATTCAATATCAATTACAGGTTCGGCATTCGGCATTGTTATTTTTGTTGCTATGTATTGAGCAAAATATGGGTTATCCATATAATACATCTGTTCTTTATACTCGCCAATTGTGCCAAATGCTCTAAATTTAATTTGTATTTTCATAATGTTTGTTTTATTAAGTTAGTGATATTATATTTTCAATGATTTTCATTATCGTCAAAAATCCGGAGAGCATAACAACTCCCCAGATAAAATTCATTATTATTCTATTTGTTATATAGTTTTCTTCTACTGTGTTCGCTATTTTCACAGCGTTTAAAATATAATCTTTAGGGATGGCGCATAGATAATTGTAATTATTATTATCGCTTTCTGTTCTCTCTAGAATAACAGCTCCTTTTATGTCCAAAATAGAGCTTTCAAATTCTATCGAAGCTCCTTTTGGTATTATTATGTTTATTTTTTGCATTTTAATTTTCATTTTCTAATAATATTTTAAGTTTTAATGCTTTGGCTATTTTTAACGCCGTATCAAAAGTTGGCGTGGTGGCTTTGTCAAAGATACGTTTAATTGTACTTTGTTGCAAATTAGCACTTTTGGCAATAGCATAATTGCTAATTCCAAGTGCTTTTTTTTGTTGCAGCAAGACATCAACTAGATGCCTTGCTGTGATTATCTTTTCGCTCATTATATAGCAAGGTCACTTGTGTTAATATATAATTCATCATCGGCACAGTCTTCTGAATCACAGGTAACGCTACCGTCCCAACGCGCATATATATCGTTCGCTAATTCTTCTGAATAATGGTCTTCACAGGCTGAATCACCACCCCACACAACTAAGTTGCCATTGGTTATTCTGTATTGTCCACCTATCATTTGTTCTACTGTAAATGCTGATTTGTCTAATTTTTTCATAATGTTTTTTTTATATTAATTAATTTTTATTTGATTTTATTGATTCTGTATTGTTCAAAGTTTGCTAAATCTTGATTCTCACTTGCGTTAACTGTAACATCAAGTCCAAGTCTATTAAGTAATTCAGTTTCTGCCAATTCTAACGTAATATTATTAGCTAATTTAGTTATGACACCCTTGATTCCTCTCTTAGTTACATATCCTACTTCATTAGCATCAACTTTTCTTAACATTTCTGTCATTACTGATTTTACAAGATTAAATCCGTAAGATGCATTTTTTATATTCCAAATAATTAAACCTTTATATTCTTTTAAATCTTCAACGGTTACGAACTTGTTCGATTGCGCTGCTTTTGCTTGTTTTAAAATTGATTTCAAATTATCTTTTCTGTTAGAATTACGTGTTTCTTTAATTTGAGCTTGCAAATCTTTAATGTTTATTTTCTTTAATTCGTTGATTGAAAGTGTCATAATATTTACGTTTTTAATTATACCCAAATATACGGCGACACTTGCACGTATGCAAGTGT